GCTGGCGCCTGGCGAAGCGGCTGACGCCGACGCAGCTCGCGGCGACGCGAGATTTCTACGACGCCCGCAAGGGCGCCACCGAACCGTTCTACTTCTACGACCCGTATGAGACCAGCCCGAAGTTCTCGCACGATCCGACCGGCCAGGCCGTCGCGGGCCGGTACACCGTCCGATTCGCCGGCGAGTGGAGCCAGACGGTCGGCCTGGGCCGCTCGGACGTGAACGTCGAGTTGATCGAGTTGGCCTGAACGCCCGAGGAGAGCACCATGTCGTTTTCCGCATACCTCGATCAGAAGATCCTCGAAAAGGCGTTTCTCGGGCAGGACTTCCAGGTCGCCGAACACTGGTGCAGCCTGCACACCGCCGATCCCGGCAAGAACGGCCAGAGCGAGGCCTCCGGCGCACCATACGCCAGGAAAGCGGTCACGCAGTTCACCACCGTCGACAGCGACGGCAGCGCCAATCGGGTCCGGAACGTCGCCCTGTTGCTGATCCAAGTCCCCGCTGGAACCTACACCCACATCGGCATGTGGGATGCAGCGAGTGGCGGCAACTTCCTCGGCGGTGGTCCCTTGTCCTCGCCGGCAACGGTCAACGACGGCGACTTCGTCATCGTCCGCGAGAACGACCTTTGGATCCTTCAGGACTAAGAGGCGCAAGTGTCCACAATCCGCACGCAGTTCGGCCCGGTCACCAACTTCGGCATTACGCTCAATGGGCTCGCCACCGGCGCCGCCCGGAGCTCGGCGAAGATCGAGAACCAGAACAGCCGCTACATCGACGCTATCTGCCAGTTCAAGATCAAGACCGCGACGGGCACCTTCGGCGATCGGTATGCCGTCTACTTCTTCGCCTGGGGTGCGGCCGACGACGCCTCTCCCATTTTTCCTGCAGGCGTCACCGGCGTGGATGAAGCGGTCTCCGTCGCCCTCGAGACGCTCTCCATCCGCCCGATCGGCTCGCTATATGTCGCCGCCGCGGGCACGGTCATCAGCCCGCCATTCTCCGTCGCTCCCGCGTTCGGCAATGTGCTTCCGCCCGTGTGGGGCGTACTGGCGATCAACCGCTGCGGCGTCGCTCTCGATGCCTCCGACAACCTCGGCTTCTGGCGCGGCGTCGAGTTTGAGGTTTCCTGATGCGGCACCTCCTGCTCAATACCGAGCCGCAAACCTGCTTCGCGAGCAGTCACTACGAGGAGCTTCCGGATTTCACCTCCCCGCTCGCGGGCGGGCTGCATTCGCTCTGGCTGCCGAGCGCGCTCGAGCCGAGGATGTCGATCAACATCCTGCACATGAACGGCAAGCGGGAGACGACCGTTGGAGAATACACCGCCGCCTATTACAGGCGCCGCGCACAATCTGGCGGCGCGCCCGCCGGACTGGTGGTGCCGACCGGCTCGGGCGGCAATCTCGCGACGCCGTTCGGCAATGCGTTTGCTTACAGCAACGAGCAACTCGGCTTGTCGGTCGGCAGTCTCGGCTATTGCCCGATGTACAGCAGCGACGGAACGAACAAGACCATCTCTGTCTGCACCTGGTTCCGAATCAACCGCGTGAACGGCTCGGGCTTTCCGACGCTGCTCGGCAACAGCTACACGAGCACGTGGTGGCTCGGTCTGCGGACGTCGACCGGCAAGTACAAAGCGATCTTCCGGAACAACACGTCGCCGTACGGCCCATTCGAGTGGGGCTCGTACGGCGCCGACCTTCGGAAGGTCGCCTGCTTCGCGTTCGTCCTGCCATGCGACGCCAACAAAACCGCCAGCGTGTACCACAACGGCGTGTTGGCGGTGCAGAGCACGCTCGCTATCGCCAGTTCCGTTGCCGGCAACCTGGATGTTTGGGCGCTGTCGTCGGCCACACCGGGGATGTTCGCCGAAATCTTCGGCTTCGCCGCATGGACGCGAGCGCTGTATCCCGAGGAGATCCGCGAGCTCGCATTGGGTCCATGGGTGCTGCTCGGCAAGAGGCATCGGTTCTGGTACGCGCCGCTGATGGCGTACCGCTCTGCGCAGATCGCCGGTGACTCGTCTTTCGCCGCTGTTGGATTCCGCGGCACACCGAGAAGTGCTGTGATCGCGGGAACCTCAAGCCTCATGGCATACCTCCGGCCGCCAGTGGCTCCGGAACGCACCTTGCCAATCCGGCCCGAGATCCGTTCTTTTTCGCCGTCGGCCGAGTCGCGCACGCTCACTGTGCGGCGAGAGAACCGGGGCATCGAGGCATGACCTTCACGAAAGACCCGAACGCGGTCCTCGACTACACAATCGACTGGATCCGCTGGCTCGCTGGCGATCAGATCGCGACCAGCGAGTGGCTGGTCCCGACCGGGCTTACGAAGATGGCCGACACGAATACAGCCTCCTCTGCCACGGTTTGGCTCTCGGGTGGCACGGCGGGCCAGTCCTACACAGCCACCAACCGCATCACGACCGCGGGCGGCCGCACCGAGGACCGCTCGTTTACCGTCCGAGTTGAGGAGCGCTGATGCCTGACTACATCGGCAACATCGCGGTCCCGGAGATCGCGCCGTCGGGAGTGTTCCCGATCGCGCCGGATTACCCGCACGGCCGTGCGCAGGCGCCCGAGATCGTCGTGCATCAGTTCGGCTCGGGCAATGCCAAGATCGAGCAACGCTTCCTTCTGGGCACCGGCGCGAATCGATTCACGGTTCGCAAAGCCTGGCTCCGCGACTCCGACCGCGTCGCGCTGCGCAACTTCTGGGAATCGAAGTACGGTCCGTACGGCGCGTTCACCTACAACGCGCCCAACGACGACGGCCTCGGCACAACCGCCTACACGTGCCGCTTCGCCAACGAGCCGCTGTCCTGGGAGATGCTTACCGACGCCGCATGCTCGCTCGGCGTGACGCTCGTCGAAATCCCATCTTCCTCGCCCACCTACCCGCTGAATCTAACCGTCACGCGCTTCCCGCCGCAGGCGCTCAAGGACGCCCTGCTGTCCCAGGTCCAGGAGATCATTCCTCTCATCAAGATCGAGCCCCTCCAGGGCGGCTATCCCGCGATCTATGTCTCCGACCGGCGTTGCACCGTCGGCTCACAGCTCTACCAGGCGCGCCTGCTGGAATTCGACGGCATCTCCCAGGGCATGGGAAACGAAGCCGACGAAGCGCAGTTTGCCTTCGGCAACGCGGATCGCATCATGCGCGATCTGGCCAACGACGTCGATCTCTACCTCGCCGCGCTCGAGTTCTCCTTGTTCCACGTCGGCACCGGCATAAAGCTCGACCTGTGGAAAGGCGAGATCATCAACTGGACCTGCGACGCCGGCCCGCAGTTCCGCGTCACTGCCGCCGACGGCCTGTACGAACTGAACCTGCACTATCCGACGCGCAAGATCTCGCGCACCTGCTGGAAGCCGTTCAACTCGCAAGCTTGCCCGTATGCGACTGCCGGCGCGCTAGACCTGGTTCACTTCCCGAACGCCGACGCCGCGAAGTGCGACAAGGGTTACGAGACCGAGAACGGCTGTTTGGCGCACGGCATGAAGCGGTACTACGGCGGTATCCTCGCCGAGCCTCAGAGCGTCCGCATCAAGGACAACTCGACGGGCACCTGGGGCTTCGGCCGCTCGCCGCTCACCAGCGTCTCACTCGTGGCCGACTCCATCTACGACCAGGTCCTGCCCGAGATCTACACCGACTCGAATATGCCGGTGAACTGCAAGATCGCCGCCGGACGGGACGAGAGCGATTTCTACGAGGCGCTGGGCATCGTCGGCGAAGGTCCGCTGGTGGCGTTCGGCGTAGGCCACAAGCTCGACGGGCAGTATCACCACGGCTATCCCGGCAGCTTCGGCCTGCGCCAGGTGCTCGGCTCCGATCCCGCCGGCGCGCAGGACTGGTTCTCGCTCGACCAGTCCGGCGACCAGACCGGCGGCGACTGGCGGAAGGTCTTCTCCGGCAACTCCACCTACAAGGACAACTTCGCCGCGGGCACGGCGTTCCTGGTAATTCGGCGTTCGGATGCCAAGGGCCTTCAGCTTTCGCGCCCGGGCGAGCACCAGATGGAGGCTATCGTCGCCCAGGGCATGAAGGGCTGGGTGTGGACTTCGCCGGGCGTCCGCGTCTGGGGACCGCCGCTGACCAATCCCGTCTGGATTGCCGTCAACATGCTGCTCCGCGCGCGGGGCATCCGGCTGGGCGAGTTCGCTACCACGCAGCAGCTCGACCTGGCCGAGACGTTCTTCGATGTCGACGCCGCCATCGCCGCAGCATCGATCTGCGATGAGCAGGTGGCGAAACTGGTTGGCACGGGAACGGAGACGCAGTTCAAGTTCCGCGGCGTCATCCAGGAAGAGAAGCCGCTGCGCGACTGGCTCCAGGAAGTGCTCATGAACTGCCTGGGGTATTACACGTTCGCCTTCGGGAAACTCAAGATCGGCGTGCGCGTGAACTCCTCGGCGGTAGAGGCCTTCACGGAAGGCAACATCCTGTTCCGGAGCCTTCAACTCGCGCCTCTCAGGCCTTCTTTCAACCACCTGACTGCCAACTTCGCCGACGAGGATTTCGAGTTCGTCGCGAACTCGGTCGCCGTCTACGACATCGACCACGCCAACCTGATCGGCGGCGGTGCAGGACCGCTGTTCCTGAAGTCGACTGTCAACCTCGCCGGCAGCTCCTCAAAGTCCCAGGCCAGCAGAATCGTGGCCGTGCGCCTCCGCGAGGAACTGGGAGGGATCACCCCGGACGAGTGGAAACGCGCGCGGCAGCTTGCTTTCAAGACTACCGTGCTGGCGCTCAACACGGAACCAGGTGTGGTCTGCTCCATGACGCATCCCGACATGCCGGGCGGGAGCGGCGAGTTCCGTGTCACTGGCTGGCGGCTCAATCGCGACTACTCGATCGACATCCAGGGCCGCACAACGACGGACTCGATGTACGATCTGGTCTCCGGACCGAAACCCGCCGATATCGTGCCGGATCAAGTCCCGGAGGAGATCTTGATCGACACAGGTGTTCCGGGAGTCCTCAGCGGCACGCCGCGTCTCGGCGACTACGGCACGTTCGCCATCGACGACATGTCAGTCGCGCCCGATGCCTCGGGCAACGCCAACATCGTCGGCGCGCACGAAATCACGCTGGCGCTCTACTACGTGGACGAACTGACCACGGATCTTTGGGCGTCCATCGACGCGGGCCTCGATGCCACTACCGATCCGGCAACCGTTGCGTGCACGTTGAATCCCGACACGGCGCGCGTCTTCCGGGTCGGAGACTTCATCGTGTTCAACGACGAGTCGGCCGATCCCAACAACCCGGGTCGGCGGTCCTACGAATGCGCCCAGATCATCGGGCCGGGAAACACGGGCGACGTCGTTCCTACAGGCGGCTTCGTGCTCCAACGCGCCTACCCCGGTGTTCCGGAGGGCCAGGCGACTTTCGGCACGATGCGGTGCGCACACCTCGCCGGCATTCGATTCTACAAGCTCGACCAGAAGACGTTCACCTTCAGTGTGCGTAAGGGCTTCTTTCGCACGCCCGGGCTGCCTGCCCGAATCGAA